TTGGCGAGGAAGCCGCGCTTATCTTTGAGACTCACTTGCGGGTATACGAGACCATGCCGCGCATCGACGACATCTTAGACGGTAAACCCTGCGAGATGCCGAAAGAACTCAACGTGGTGTACTGCGTGGCTATGGGCTTGGCGACTCGGATTGATCGCACAAACTTTGACAATGCTTGGAAGTTTTTACAGCAGATGTCAGGTGACATACAGACCATGGTAATGAAGCTGGCGTACAAGCGAGACAAGCAGATCGCACACAGCCCAGCGTTTTCTGAGTGGGCACGGGAGAATGCAGATGCGTTCAAACGAGTCTAATGATATATACGTCGAGCACAAGCTAATTGAAGGTGGGTTGCGTAATGGGGAGCGAGTATTCTTAGGTACACGCAACAAATACAAGTTTGGGCAAGGCATGGAGATGCGGGGCACTCAGATGGGTGCCTTCGCTAAGGTGTATGAGGAAACTACTTTCGATCCCAAGAACAGTGTGTGGCTAAACAAGTACGTGGTGTCGCGGTGTGACTTTGAGCCGGGCGTAGAGTTTGGTACACTGGACGAAGCACGCAATTACATACACGCCATGTTTCAGCTAGAGCATGGCTAATTCCCACGGGAATAACTTATTTACTGGAGAACGACATGAACGATAGATTAGATACAGCTTACTCGAAGTTAGGATTGCGCGAGCCATTCATCGCAGCGGTTATGACACGTATAAAGCGTGAGGTATCCGACGAGGTGAGCACAGCGGCAACCGACGGTACACGGGTGATATACAACCCAGACTTCATAGAGAAGCAAAGCAACGAAGAGCTTTTCGGTCTGGTGTTACACGAGTCACTGCATATCGTACTGATGCACATGTGGCGACGAGACGGGCGTGACCCAGAGCTTTGGAACTATGCCAACGATGCGATAATCAATGCGTACATTCGCAAGCGTGGTTACTCACTGCCAGATGGCGGGGTGTTTGTTAGTTGGGTGCAGGATAGTCACGACTCTGAGCATGTGTACCGCAAACTAAAGCAGGAGCAAGACAGGCAGGAACAGAGCGGCTCTGGAAGTGGGGGCGAAGGTGATGGCGAAGGTGACCAGCAGTCTAAACCCAAACGTGCAGGTGGGTTTGATGGGCAAGGTGATCTTATCGACGCACCAAACGAGGCGACCAAGAGTGACTTAGAGGCGACAATCATGGCGTCAGCTGAGATGGCTAAGGCTTGTGGTGATAACAGCGGACTGATCGACAACATACTCAAGCGCGCTGGTAAGAGCGACATTGACTGGCGTAACGAGATGCGAGCCATGCTGACCGCGGCTTCTAACAACGACTACACATACCGCAGACCATCACGTAGGTTTATCGCGCAGGGTTTGTATCTGCCTAGTCTGTACGATGAAGGGTTGGGACCTGTAGTTATTGGGATTGACTCATCGGCGTCTATGACACAGCAGGAACTATCACAAATTGCCGAGGAGACTCAGCAGATCATCGAAGACCTAAACCCAGAGTTTGTACGTGTAGTGTATTGCGACACATCCATCAAAAACATACAGGACTTTAATCAAGGTGACGACGTAAAGCTAGAGTGTCGTGGCGGTGGGGGCACGAGCTTTAAACCTGTGTTCGACTACGTAAGTAGTGAAATGCCTAATGCGGTTGGTGTAATATACTTTACGGACATGGAAGCTAACTTAGAAGAATGCGACGAGCCACACTGCCCAGTCATTTGGGCAAACACTGGCAAACAAATAAACGAAGTACCATTTGGAGTGATTACTAATGTCAAAATTTAATGGGCGTACTGACAACGTAACGTCGCGGTTGATCCGCATCGAGAGCAAACTAGTGCGAGGGTTCGAGGAGTTGGGGGTTAGCTTAGACGTCGACCCCGACTGGCTTACTGTAGACAATGCCGCAAACACGGTATACGTATCGACAATCGGCAGGTCGTTGAGCGTTCTCCTGCAAGAGATGAAAGCGCGTGGTGCCACCAAAGTGGGCGAGACCTACGAAGTAGTACACCGCGGTGAGGTAGTTGCTCACATATTGTTCAGACCAAAATTTTAGGGAGTGGCAATGGCGGTACCTAAGTTGTCTATTGATGAAATGGTTGAAGTTTTCGAGTTACGTGTAAAAGGAGTGTGTTGGGAGAACCTATCAATAATATTCAATGTCAGCGAGACGACGCTAAAAAAGTATTTTCGGGCAGCACAACGTGAGGGATATTCTTTGTGGCATAACAGCGATAAGGTAGACCAAGAGGTAGAGGTTACCGATGCCGAGCGCGTCGCATACTTGGAGAATGAATTGCAGGATCAAGCCACACAGATGCGTGCGATCATTGATGAACTTATAGAGGAGCGTGACAAAGCGGTTAACCGCGTAGCAGAGTTGGAGAGTGCGAAGTAGTGACGAAAAAAAGCCCACACTAGGTGGGCGAGGCTTTGGAGTAACATGAACCTAGGGAAATACGCACTTAGATTAAATCACTTAAGTATTTATTTGGCAATGGCTTACTGGAGAAAAATATGAAAAAACTTAGAGTGGGTTTAGAAAAACTGATTGACGCAGGGCTTGTAGTAGTTGCAGTCCTACTAATTTACCAACTGTTAACGTGAGGAACACTTATGGACTGCTGGGCTTGTGGGTTTGAGTTGATATGGGGCGGTGATGAGAACGGGGACGAAGAAGATGTATACGAGGTTGTCACTAACTTATCGTGTCCGTGCTGTAAAGCCACCGTCATTGTGTACCACGGGTATAACGAAGAGAAGGATGTGTGATGAAAGATGAACATAAAGAAAGCCTTATTTATTGGATGATCGCATGCGCGTTTGTGTTCTTAATAGTGCAATGCACTTGCATTACCTAGTGCAGGAGAGTGAGTGATGAGTTTTAGTGATGATAATTTGATTGAAATAGTGCTAGACCAGATAAATAGCGACCAAGAAACCGGACAGGTAGAGGCTTTGTACGATTTTATTGATTTGATCGGTCGCGAACAGATGATTAACTACCTAAGCCAGACGCGTCTAGATTCAGCACTGGAACAGGGCGTTATTGATGAAGGGGAACACAAACGCGCAAGTGGAGGTTAGTTATGAGTGAGTACCAAGAAGTGATAAAAGAAAACGTGTTTGCCTATCTTAATCGTATGCAAGAAGTTAAGACAGAGACGCAGATACAAGCGAGTGTTAACGTAAGTGGTAAGAAGTTGAGGGCTGTAGAAGTTGCAACCGCACTGAAGCAGCTAGTGGACGATAACAAGGTGATACATGTAGGCAGTAATTTGTACGGTGTGCACTCTGAAGCTAGACGAATTGTAACTGGGCGGTGGTGATGACAACTTATGCCATATTGTTTGTAGCACAGTTTTGCTTTGTAGCGACTAAGGCTTTCCAACAACTTAATGTTATGCACCACAAACCTGTATGGGTATTCTGGACAAGTGGTGTAATGTCATTGTTTGAGTGCGGTGTGTACGGTGCGGTTACATTCAAAGCTTACGAAGTAGTGCAGGGTGGTGATGTTCTGTACTTTATGTTACTAGCAGTACCTTTGTGGCTTGGCGGTGCGCTAGGCTCGATCATGTCAATGGCAATACACAGGAGAATACGAGATGGACGTAAATAACATACTCACTGAGCGCGGTGGGAGATATGGAAGCTTCTATACGCAGGGGCTAATCACGCAGGATCTAAAGCAGGTTATACGAAAGTATGCCAGTGCCGTAGGTACCGAGATGGATTCAGACCAGTGGGAAGCGTTAGATATGATATGCTCCAAGATATCCCGCATTGTTAATGGTGATCCAAACTACGATGATTCGTGGGTGGACATCGCTGGGTACGCGCAGTTGATTGTAAACCGCCTGCGGGAAGAAAAAGAACAGGCAAGTAGTAGGCAGCTGGATTTATTTAAGTAGCAAAACTTTATGACTTGGAGAACATTGTGGAAATAATTACGTGCGACTTTGAGACGTACTACGATAAAGATTACTCACTTAGGAAATTGCAGACAGACGAATACATACTCGACGATAGGTTCGAGACCATTATGATTTGCCTGATCGACAGTAAAGACAACGAAACAATACTCATGGGTACTGAGGAAGAGATCCGCGCGGGGCTACACGCATACCGCGATTGGTCTAAGACAGCCATGCGTTGCCACAATACTTTGTTTGACGGCTTTATTCTCACACAGCGGTACGGCATTAAGCCCAAGTTGTGGCTGGATACGCTGTCACAAGGGCGCATGCTTTTCCCCTACTTGCCTTCGCACAGCTTGGCGAACATCGCTAAGTTTTTGGGGCTTGAAGACAAAGGCACAGCGGTCACTATGATGGCTGGCAAACACTTAGACGATATGACTGCTGAGGAATTGCAGGAGTACGTCGAGTACTGCATCCAAGATACTAAGCTGTGTAAACAGATGGGCGAGCAGTTTGATAAGTTCA